ACAGATGAAGTATATCTTTAGAATTGCACATGCTGTTCGTAATTATTCAGACTACGATATTCCACAGCAATTAAGATTGTCTGGTACACCATTGAATGAAACTTTTATTGCATTACATGAATTACTACCACAGTTCAAAAAAGAAAATAAAGTAGATAAAGTTCAATGTGTAATTCTTACTGATGGAGAAGGATGTCAAGTTGGATATCATAGAGAGGTACAACGTCATTGGGAAGATCAACCATATCTAGGAACAGGTCATCTACATGGTAATTCTTTCCTTAGAGACAGAAAGATTGGTAGAACATATAATTTTACAGGTTCATGGAGTGGGATGTCACCTGTATTTCTAAACAATCTTCGTGATAAATTTACTGATGTCAATTTCATTGGTATTAGGTTAATTGGAAATCGTGATGCTCAGTATTTCATAAGACAGAATATAGGTTACGGTGATGATGCTGAAAAGTATTCACGTATGTTTAGGAAAGATAAATCAGTTGCATTAGAGGATGTAGGTTACAGTGTTTACTTTGGATTGTCAGCAAAATCTTTGGCAAATAATTCTGAATTCTCAGTTCAAGATGACGCAACAAAGGCACAGATCAAACGTGCATTTAGTAAAAGTTTAAGTGCCAAGAAGTTCAACAAAAAAGTTCTAAGTAAGTTCATGGAGTTTGTAGCATAATAAACCAGTTAACAAACTGTCCACTAGGGGGTTACAACCCCCTTTTTTATTGGTATAATAGGTGTATAAATAAAAAAACTAATCATGCCTTTTAAACCATTTGAAACTAAAATGACCGAACAACAAGTTGTTGATGGACTTAGAAGTAATTTCGGTAACGAGTTCACTACTCCAGATGTCAAAGCATTCTGTGCTATGAATGATATTCATTACAACACAGTTACTAGAAAACTACAAAAGTATAAAGTTACTAAAGGTAAGTGGAATCTCCAAGTTACTGAAAACGATGTAAAGGAGATTGAAAAATCTTTTAGTGCACCTGCTGCTCAAAAGAATCTTGTTCCAGAAATACAAGATACATTTGTTAAGTTCGGTTCATTTACAGATGTAAAGAAAATTATTTCTTCTAAATTATTCTACCCTACATTCATTACAGGTCTATCAGGTAATGGAAAAACACTCAGTATCGAGCAAGCATGTGCTCAGTTGGGTAGAGAACTTATCCGTGTAAACATTACTATTGAAACAGATGAAGATGATCTTATTGGCGGTTTCCGTCTTATTAATGGCGAAACCGTATGGCACAATGGCCCAGTCATCGAAGCACTTGAGCGAGGTGCAATCTTGCTCCTTGACGAGATCGACCTTGCCTCTAACAAGATTCTCTGCCTTCAATCAGTCCTTGAGGGAAATGGAGTTTTTCTTAAAAAAATTGGAAGATTCGTTAAGCCAAATGGAGGATTCAACATATTCGCCACCGCAAATACTAAAGGTAAGGGTTCAGACGACGGAAGATTTATTGGAACTAACGTGCTCAATGAAGCCTTCCTCGAAAGATTCCCAGTAACATACGAACAGGATTACCCTGCTCCTGCGGTTGAGAAGAAGATTCTAGGACGTATAGCATCTACTTTAGGTGTAACCGATACTGAGTTCTTAAATCGTCTTGTAGACTGGGCAGACATCATTCGTAAGACATTCTATGATGGTGGTATAGAAGACATCATCAGTACACGTAGATTGGTTCACATTGTTCGTGCATACAGCATCTTCAATGACAAAGCAAAAGCAATCAAAGTTTGCGTCAATAGATTTGATGATGAGACAAAGCAATCATTCCTTGAACTTTATGACAAAGTAGATGCTGACTTTGAACTAGATTCAAAAGAGGATAAAATGTATGAAGAGACCAAGAATTGATCCTAATACCTACATGCGTTCTAACTGGAACAATCCTGCTCCAGTTAAGTATCGCAGAGGTAATCTGGAAAATCGAATTAGTATGACAATACTATGGATTTTTCTAATTGTATATACAGCGATGTTTACTCGTGGTCTAATTTTATTTTTAAGTAGATGAATCTCTGGAAAAATTACAAAGACATTTTACATCAAACGTTCCCTCTGCATAATGCAGCAGGGAGCATTTGGGCTAATTGGGAAAGTAAAGGAACTACTCTATTAGCAAGAACTTATACATCACCACACATTATCAAATCAAGAGAGGTAGAAATCTGGAATGAAAAATCTTGCATATACAACAACATTCTCTATCCTAAAACAGGCAGTAATCTTCCATGTTTTGGTATGGATCTTATGGGATTCTTTGACAAGAAGGTCATTATTGTCTTTGACTTCCAACATCCTGTAGAAAACTATTTGTTCTCTGTTGAGGGTTTACCAAAGCAAGAAGGCAACATAAGATTCTTTGAACCAGGGAATCATTTCTCAGAGAACATATATGTCATTAAGTGTGAAATGAAAGATGTTAACGATCATCTTGAAATGTTTAAGACTTACTTGACAAAATACAAAAATATGTTAGAATTAGAGAGACCAACTGGAAATGATACCAGTTTTTATAAAGACTTTGATGCTTACATGACCAAACTAGATCCTGTTGGAGGATATCTTGCTGGTAAGTTTGGTAAAGAAAAAGCAGAAAGTCTAGTTAACGATTTTCTATTTACCTATGGTTAATGCATGGAGTCTAGCAGCATCTATATTAGATGGAACATTTGAAGAGGATTACCCACTTATGAACAAATCAAAAAAAGGATGGAGTGAAGAAGATGACATCCGAGAACTAGATGACTACTATGACTTTAAAAATGTAGGAACTGGTAATACCGCACATTCAGATTATTATTATGATTACAATCGTAATGATCCTGATGCAGAAAATCCTTTTACAGAAGCATTCGATTATTTAATGGGGGAATCAGTGACTGGAAAAACACCTTGGATATATGAATCACCTGATGGTGGTAAAACTGTTTACAGATATGAACGTGGAACTGACCCTCTGAAAAGAGAATTAGTTGATGTTAATATTGAAATGGCAGATGTGGATGATAGAGCATCTCATCATTTTCAAACAGGAAATGTAGAATTGAAGTACGAACCAAAAACAGCACACTTCTACAAATATCATGAAGAGGAGATTCTAAAAGATATTGAAGAATATGTCTCAAGAACCTATCAGGGACATTATACTGGAACCAAACATGAGTTCCGTAAGGTGCAAACTATTGACCTAATGGCAGCAAGAGATATTGCACCACAATTCTGTCAAGCAAACATACTCAAGTATGGTAGTCGCTACGGTAGCAAAAATGGTAGAAACAAAACAGACTTGCTAAAAGTTGTACATTATGCTATGCTATTATTACACTTTGATGGTCACTACGGAGAACCATCAATGCCCTCTGGCAATTTTGATCAAATGCCTTAATCATGAAACTTCGTCCACATAAAATGAAACTATCTGAAAAAACTGTAAACCTCTTAAAGAACTTTGCGTCTATTAATCAATCAATTCTTTTTAAGAGAGGTGACTCCCTTCGCACAATGTCAGTAATGAAAAATATTCTTGCTGAAGCAGATATTAGTGAAGAGATCCCACAAGACTTTGCCATCTATGACTTAGTTCAATTCTTGAATGGTGTATCCTTATATGGAGATCCACAATTAGATTTTGGAAATGATTCTTATGTTACTATTCTTGATGGTAAAAATCATAGAACAAAATATTTCTTTGCAGACCCTAGTGTTATTGTAACTCCTCCAGAGAAAACATTAACTCTTCCAACTGAAGATGTTTGTTTTACTTTAGATACAAATAGTTTAACACAATTATTAAAAGCAGCAGCAGTATATCAACTTCCTGATTTCTCAGCAGTTGGTAGTGCAGGTGTTGTAAAACTAATGGTTCATGATAAGAAGAATGATACATCTAATGAGTACTCAGTAATTGTTGGAGAGACTACTGATAATTTCTCATTTAATTTTAAAGTAGAAAATATAAAGATACTTCCTGGATCTTATGAAGTTGTTATATCTCAGAAATTACTTTCTAGATTTGTAAATGAAAATTATAATCTTACATACTTTATAGCACTTGAACCAGATTCAACTTTTGGATAATGTTTTTTGATAAGGTAAGTTTGGTTACTGGTGGATTCGATCCTATACACAGTGGACACATATCATATTTTAAAAGAGCAAAAGATCTTTCTAACTATCTTGTAGTTGGAATCAATACTGAAGAGTGGTTGACCCGTAAGAAAGGTCAATACTTTCAGTCTTGGAAAGAACGTGCTGAAATCATTAGACATTTGGATATGGTTGATGCTGTAATATCTTACAATGATGATGACAATTCTTCATGTGAAGGTATTTCTAAATGTTTAGATATTGCACAAACAGTTGTATTTTGTAATGGTGGTGATAGAGCAAAGAAAAATACTCCAGAAGTAGAAAAGTATGGAGATGATTCTAGAGTTCAATTTGAGTTTGGTATTGGTGGAGATGATAAAATGAATAGTAGTTCATGGATACTTCATGGATACTTTGAACGTCAACGTAAATTGTTGGGTATATAATGCAGAAAGAAATTTTTTTCACAGCAGAAGAAATGCAAATCATTCGTGTTTGTGTATCAAATGCACCTTGTCCTTATGATGTAGGAGACAATGCAAAAGCAGTCAAAAATTTAAGAGAAAAGATTGGTGAACCAATACCTTTGAAAGGTGAAAGTTTACCTTTAGTTGAATGTGATTTAACCAAGTACGAAAAATGAACAACGTCGGATTAGAAGTTGTCTTTTGGACAATCTTAGCACTTTATCTTTTAACAAAGTTGGGGGTATTTAAAAAATGATAGAAACCAAATGGACAGCACAAATTTTACTTCAATCAAATAGATTGACAAGAGTAGAATTTTTCTCACCATCTAATTTAAGAGAAGATGCTGAAGCAACTGTTAAAGCATTATATAATGTAACTGATGTTCGACAACTAAGGAGATTATGGAACTAACACAAGAACTTATTGACAAAATACAAGAAGCAATGCTTCATACTAATCTGAAAGGTGAAATAAACTGGAAAGATGGTGATGATATTGAAGTACAGATTGCAGGTACTTTTGCAAAAGATAAATTTATTGTTCTCAAAAATACATCAAAGAATCCGTGGGAACCTGCACAACCACATCCTAGATTTGATTATGAGAAGAAAGAGTTTAAAAAATAATGAGTATTAGATTCTTAAGTCCACCAACTATGGGTTGGATAGAAAGTGATTTAGAAAAACCTCATATGGATTTTCTATGGAAAGCAATAAAACAAGGAAAAAAAAGAAATTTATCACATAAAGACCAATTAGTTGGACATCTTACAAACAGTTTTGAAATAAAAGATAAAGATGATTGGTTTATGGTAAATGTATTATATCAAAATATAGATGCATTTTTTGAATCTAATTACAAACAACATCCTATGAGATCAATACATCAATTTAGTGATGAAGCAAATATGGGAATTGTATTGGGTAAGATGTGGGTTAACTATCAGTATCAAACTGAATTCAATCCATTTCATAATCACTCTGGTTTATATTCATTTGTGATATGGATGAAGATACCTTATAGTTGTAAAGAACAAAGAAAATTAAAATTATTGGATGGTATGAAGGAAAGAGATAAAAAGGCAGGTGTCTTTGAATTTGAGTATCTTAACATGTTAGGACAAATTAGTAACTTCCCTTATTATATGGAACCAGAGTTAGAAGGAAAAATGTTATTTTTCCCTTCAGGATTGAAACACTGTGTATATCCTTTTTATGAATGTGACGAACCAAGAATTTCTATATCAGGAAATCTTTTTATGAATGAAATTCCACCAGAACCTAAAATAACTACAGATATACATAACCAAGAGCATTCTAACCTTATAGGTAACATTCTCAATATAAAAAAATGAATTCAGAATTTATTCAAAGACACATCGGACCTTCCGAAAAAGAACAGACTCAAATGCTAGATGATTTGGGTCTTTCTAGTATAGATGAACTTGTTAGGCAGATTGTTCCTGACTCTATACTTCTAAGGGGTGATAATAAATTACCTGATGGTTGCAGTGAACATGAAGCACTTACAGAATTAAAAGAATTGGCAGGAAGAAATAAAGTTAAAAGATCATTGATTGGTCAGGGGTACTATGGCACGATAACACCACCAGTAATACAGAGAAATGTATTTGAGAATCCTGCATGGTATACATCTTATACACCTTATCAGGCAGAGATATCACAAGGTAGATTAGAAGCATTATTTAATTATCAAACACTGATTACGGAACTCACTGGATTACCAGTTGCAAATGCATCTTTATTGGATGAAGGAACTGCAGCAGCAGAGGCAATGATATTAAGTTACAATAATTCTAAAAACAAAAATACATTTTTAGTTGACAGTGAAGTATTTCCACAAACATTAGCAGTATTACAAACAAGAGCAAAACCATTAGGAATTGAAATAAAATTAATTGATTGGTATAAAGTAACAGAACTAGAAGATTTTGATGATGCTTTTGGATTAGTAGTTCAGTTACCAAATAATAAAGGTAGACTTCGTGATCCGAATGCACTCCTTCGTATTGCAGATGTTTATAAGTGTATGAAGATTGCAGTTGTTGATCCATTATGTCAGGTCTTGATGCAACCTGTTGGTGATATGGGATTTGATGTTGCAGTTGGAAGTATGCAGAGGTTTGGAGTTCCTATGGGTTTTGGTGGACCACACGCAGCATTCTTTGCATGTACTGACAAATATAAACGTAAGATCCCTGGAAGGATCGTAGGGCAGTCTTTAGACTCTCGTGGTAACAAAGCACTAAGATTAGCATTACAAACCAGAGAGCAGCATATACGAAGGGATAAAGCAACATCTAATATATGTACTGCTCAAGCATTACTTGCAAATATGGCAGGATTTTATGCTGCATATCATGGTGCAGAAGGTTTGAAAAGGATAGCAAATAGAATATTAAAATACAGACAAACTTTACAAAAAGCATTAACGTGGTGTGGAATAGAGGTTGATGAGTCTGAGGGATTTGATACTGTTAGATTTAAAAGTTTTCTTGTATTGGAAGGATTTAATGTTAGATATGAAGATGGACATACTTTAATTACTTTAGATGAATGTACCACCTTAGAAGAATTAAAACAACTTATAGATTCTCAATTAGATGTAACTAATAATGTTGATACGATTGATCACGTAATCGATACAATAGGAGATTATAATTGGATGGGTATCCCTGTTAGAAAGAAACCTTGGTTACAACAGGATATCTTTAATAAGTATCATAGTGAAACTAATATGATGAGATATATTAATGAGTTAGTTCAAAAAGATTTCTCATTAGTAAATGGTATGATGCCACTTGGTAGTTGCACAATGAAACTCAATGCAGCAGCAGAACTGATGCCAGTATCATGGTCTGAGTTTGCAAACATACATCCATTTGCACCTGCATCTCAAACAATTGGTTATGATATTATCATTAATGATTTGAAGGGTTGGTTATGTGAGATCACAGGATTCGATTCAATATCTTTACAACCTAATGCAGGTTCTCAAGGAGAGTATGCTGGTCTTTTAACAATACTTGATTATCATAAAAGTCGTGGTGATGATAAGAGAAATGTATGTCTCATACCAGAGAGTGCTCATGGAACAAATCCTGCAAGTGCAGTTATGGCAGGGATGAAAATAGTTCCTGTTAAATGTGATGAAGATGGTAACATTGATATGGCAGATTTAGAGAAAAAGGCAATTATGAATACATTTGAACTTGCTGCAATTATGGTTACATATCCATCAACTCATGGTGTGTTTGAACCTACTATTAAAGATATCTGTAGAATAGTTCATGAGAATGGTGGTCAGGTATATCTAGATGGAGCAAATCTAAATGCACAAGTATGTCTAGCAAAACCATGTGATTATGGTGCTGATGTATGTCATCTTAATTTACATAAAACATTTTGTATTCCTCATGGTGGTGGAGGTCCTGGTGTTGGTCCAATTGGTGTTGCAAAACATCTAACACCTTTTGTAACTCATAGAGTATCAGCAGCAGAGCAGGGTAGTGCATCTATCTTACCTATTAGTTGGATGTATATCCGTATGATGGGTGGTGACGGATTGCAGAAAGCAACTGAGGTATCTTTACTAACTGCTAACTGGTTAGCACATCAAATAGATCCATACTTTAAAGTATTGTACAAAGGTAATAATGACAGAGTTGCACATGAATGTATCTTTGATTGTCGTAATATGCCTGTGACTGCAGAAGATATTGCAAAAAGATTGATGGACTATGGTTTCCATGCACCTACACTATCGTGGCCAGTGTTGGGAACTATGATGGTAGAACCTACAGAGTCAGAGTCACTTGATGAACTAAAAAGATTTGCCAAAGCAATGGCAATGATAGCAGGAGAGATATATGTTGATAGAGATATAGTAAAGAATGCACCTTATACTGCTAAAGAAATAGTAGGAGAGTGGGAACACAAGTTTTCAAGACAGGATGCAGCATATCCTATGAAGCAAGAGAACAAGTTTTGGCCAGTGG